TGGTGGAACTGCAATTGTATCTGCTGCTGGAACTGTTGAGTCTGTATCAATCGGTAATAGTGGATCTGGATATCGTGTTGGATTACAAACTAATATTCTTGTGAGAGCTATTACAAGTTCTGGTGTTACAACGATAGGTAAGGCAAACGTCACAGCTGGTTTAGTCACTTCAGTTACAATTACAAGTGGTGGATCAGGATTTAGTTCTGCAACTCCTCCAACTCTTGAATTTGAAAAACCACTTAATTATGAGAATA